TTGTACAAATACCAACCGCTGTTGCCAGAATTTTGAGTCAATACAACAGGATTACCTGTATTACTTTCTGAGTCAACCGTAACCGTAATTGTCGAATTGGAAGTATTCACAGCTTCCATAGCAAACTTTAATGCTTGTTTGGTTCTGATTGGGTCTCCCATCGGCAATAACGCGGTTTGAATGTAAGATTGAGTTATACCATTAGTGTTGTTGTATAACTGATACAAATTTGTTCCGTCAGTTCCGTAGGTCTGAGGTTTGCCATTAACTGAAGCGGTAACTACATAACTTAAAGTGTTGACCGAACTGGTGAAGAACCACTTTTTGTCAAAAAACACCGCTTGAATATAACGCCCAGGATATGTTGTACCACCGCCGCCTGGTCCGTTGTACAAGAAATTAAACGATGCGCAAAGGATATTGTTTAACAAAACTTGTGCGCCGTACACCGGACCCGCAAAATTTATGTATGGGAACACGCCGTCAAGAGCATCTGAAATCTTAGTTGTAGTCGAGCCGACCAACGCATAAACGCCATAGTCATTTGCAAACAACACCGACCTAAAATAAGGAAATATTGAATACGGTCGTTTGCTGCCAACGCTTGCGCTGATATTAGTGTTGGTAAACAAAGTTGCGCCAGTAGTCGTAACGCGAACATCAGAAAACACGTTAATACTGTCATCGCCAAAAACGTACAAAAAGTTATTAGCAGACAACAAAGCGGTTATGTTGCCATGCAGCGTAGAATCAACCATGATGAGGTTGCCGGAACTGATTGACACAAAATCCGTAAAAGAACCCGCAGCGGTGTAATACACCGTCCGACCTTGGGCAATCCACACTCGACCAGAAAAGCTGTCAACTGCAATGGTTGGGTTAGTAGTAATAACCGCTTGGGCTGTCGCGCTGACGTTGGCTCCGCCGCCAGTAATAGTAACCGTGGCGTTTGCCACGTTTGTGTAACCCGACCCTGGATTGGTCATAATCACTTCGGTGACTATGCCGCCGCTAATAATTGCAGTTCCCGATGCGCCAGTACCGCCGCCGCCAGAAATTGTGACCACGGTATTAGCGGCGTTGGTATATCCGTTGCCACCATTATTGACCTGAACGGCAAGTGTGCCGGTGGCGAAAGTCAAATAGCCCGCAATTGCAGTAGCGTTATTACCGCCACCGCCAGTTATGGTGACGGTAGGTTGTGACGTATAGCCAGACCCTGCGTTGGTTAAAAATATACCGTTAACCGAACCTGTATCTATAGTGGCGTTAGCCGTAGCCAAAGTCGTATACCCGCCACCAGTTATAGTCACCGTGGGAGCCGCCGTATAGCCCGCTCCTGGCGTTATCACGCTAATGGCTACCACCTGACCACTAGAAATTGTTGCCGCCGCTGTAGCCGTTGTACCGCCAATTGGTGGGTCGCTAATAGTGACCGCCGGAACGGATGTGTACCCCGCTCCTACGTTGCCCACGGTAACGGATAAAACTTGACCCGCCGTATTGGTTACGGTTGCTATAGCGGTAGCCTGAACACCGCCTGTTTGGTTTGGCGCTGAAATTGTTACCGTAGGCGCTTGAGTGTATCCAGAACCACCTTTAGTTATGCCTATGCCAGTTAAAGAGCCTACCTTAACAAGGTGCGTACCGTCCCAAGTAAAATACCCTTTGGCGCTATCAGCAATTAGCAAATAAGTGTTTTGCCATTGAGAAACGGTAAAACTTGGAACGGAATTGCTAATTGTTCCAGATATGGCAACCCCTGATAAGGTAGGTACATATTGGTTCAAAGTAAAATGCGCGGCAATTGTTCCAGTAACGCTAATTCCGCTTCCTGTTACCAAGCTGCTAATTTGATATGTTCCGCCACCATTAACGGCTGTAATGAATACATTTGACGGTATACCGCTGCCTGTTAATGTCATTCCCGAAACAAAGGTTCCAGTAATGGTTCCACCAGGCGTAAATATGTATTGAGTCGTTGTAGAAGAAACGGTGTAAGCAAATGTAATTTGACCATGTGCACCTGCACCCGAATTTCCATCGGCAGCAGCACCTCCGGTTCCACCGCCGCCCGGCACATTTCCGTTCGCTTCGCCGTTAGAGTAATACTGGGTTGTGCCGCCATTAGGAGAAGCACCGCCATCGCCAGCGGTCGTTCCTGCTATTCCGTTGCTGTTTGTGTCTCCACCAGTTGCTGTGCCGCCGCTTCCACCTGAACGACCAATGCCGCCTTTTCCGCCAGTAGATGTAATTGCAACTGTTCCACCAGATACCGTACCTGTTACCGTTGAATTTCCGCCAGGACTTCCATTTGAATATCCAACGCCAATTCCAGAACTATTGCCAAAACCGCCTGAACCAACGGTGTAGGTAAAAGTTTGACCAGGCGATACTGCTATTGTCTTTTGAGAATATGCACCACCACCGCCGCCGGCTCCCGCGAAAGTAGCTGAGGAATTTCCGCAAGCACCGCCACCGCCGCCGCCCCATACCGATATAATTACGCTAGTGGCGTTTGCTGGCACGGTTTCTGTACCTGAACCAGACGTATAAATATTAGTTGTTGGCGTTGTTCTTGAACTAAAACTACAATTAGTGGCGCTTGCGGTTGAACCTGAAACGCTACCTGTTAACTGAGTATTGGCAGGTATTCCAGAACCAGTAATAGTCATTCCGGTTAAGAACGTGCCCGTAATTGTTCCCGCAGGAATAAAATTGTAATTTGAACCGTCATAATAAGTTGAGCCGGACGTACACGATGCGTTCGCAGATGACACGCTAAACGTACCCGAAGACGCTAAGGTTCCTTTGGTCAACGATTCTAAATTGACGTATTCGCATGAACCGTCAGATTCAAAAGCAATCAGATAATCGTTCAAACCAATGTTAGTTGTAAAAAGAGCCACCACCGATTGACTAAACGTAATTCCGAGCGCGCTGGCGTTTTGAATTGTTTTTAAGTTTGCGGGACCAATCGGCATGGCGTTTTCAAGCCACGCAAATTCATTCTCAGGTATTGCGGTGCGATAGGCTTTAGTGTCTACGCCCTTAAATTCCCTGATAACTTGATATGATTTCTTTTGTTCTGCATTTGCCATATCAGTACGTTGTGCTATAAGGGTTAGGCATACGGCGAGTATTGATAGCCACCAATACAGACTGCATATGCTTGATGTATTCTTGCTTGTAAATTTCAGATTCGCCAAAAGACTGTTCATAATACTTGGCTAAATATGCCGCGTAAAATTGAACAGGCGTTGTGAATGGGTCATTTATCACATCGGTGTCGGCTAAATTGACCAATGCTGTAGGCAACACAATCGTGTCTAATTCAATCGTGTAAACCTGATCTGGAACAGGCGAAAGATAAATTTGGCTTTGACTGTAAACGCTAAACGCAATCGGTCTACCAATGTAGTTTTGCCAAAACCGTAATTCAGCATTGAATTGAGTCCACGGTAAATACCGCAAAGGTATTCTAGTGTTACCCCAATACAGATTGATGTTAATAATATCCAAGGTTTGTAAACCTTGCGGCAAACAAACCCAGTTAATAATTTCAGATGGACCCGCGTATTGCAGCGTTGCGGTTCCGTTAGTGAACGGTGTAGATGGTGGGTAATTAGCATTTCCGGCAGGATACGGCGGCGCGCTAGTTCCCAAATTTCCAGATACCGTTACTTGGTATATATAAATGTTTGAAACAATATATTGACCAGCGGTGACTGCTAATCCGCTTGACCAAAATATAGGCGTAGAACCTCCCGCTACAGGAGCCAGGGGAGCAGTTGATACTTGGACTGTTCTTAGTGCGCCGCTATCTCGAACAACACGTTCGCGGGCAGCATTGATGTAATCAGTTAGCTGAGACTGCGTGTAAAACACGCCTGTGGAGTCGTGCAACAAGCGCTGGACTTGCGTAATGTAGCCTTGTAATGTTTGAGCCATTTACGTTCCATAACTTTGCCAAACAAAGGGGGGCTTTCGCCCCCGCTGTGTTAGAAGCTGACAACATCGCCCCACACGATAATGTCTACCGTGTTGGCATTGCCAGACGCGGTGTTGACATTGACATATAAGGCTTGAGTTGTTGCGCCTGAAACCACTTGACTTTGATAAGTGGAGTTGATGCTAATATCTTGGTACTTACCAGTCGCTGACACGCTTGAAATTACCGTATTGGCAACCACAAGATTTGCGCCATCGCTAGTTGTTCCCACAGAAATGTTAGCAGACGCAACAGAGCCGGACGGATTTTGCACCGTAATTCTGCGCAGAATAATTCCACCAGAATTAGCGGTTGCGCCACCGTTGGTTAAACCTCCCGACATAATCGGGAGGGCAATCACGGCGTTGCCAGCGGTGTTTAGCTGAGTCGCCCGAATTGAAGCTATTTTGTAATAGCCAACAACGTCCGGGTAACTTTGCGAAAGCGAATCTGGATTAGCCATTTACAAACTCCTTACTTAGCGTTGTAAGTGCCAGATACAGCTTGACCACCGTTTGAACCGTACAGCGTGACCGTGATGTTCGAGGTGTTGCTCGAAATCGCTTGCACGTTTGTACCGTCCGACACAAACAGAGGAACGCCCACGTTCACCGCCGACAGGTTGACCCAAGTCGGTGACGAAATGTTGGTCGAAGTGTTCAACTGAATGACCACGTTAGTAGTCGGTATCAACGTCCAAACACCCGCCGGTACAGTACCGCCAGTCGTGCTACCGGTTCCGGTATACACGGTGACTGGTTGTAAATATGCACCAGCAGTATTGGTCGAGGCATTTGCCAGAATAATTTTGTTGGTCGAAAGTGACATGATTGCTCCTTACAGGGTAATGCTGTTGTAGCCAGTCACTTGCGTCATGGTTTTCGGCTTGGTCGAAACCAACTCTGCAATCGTGATGACTGCGCCGACATAACCAATCTGCCAGTTGGGGAGCGTTGACTCAAATCCGGTAAACACGAACGAACCTTGCTCATGGACATAGAGCGACAGGTAATTCGTATTCAGGAAGTAAACCGTTCCTTCTGGGCAGTATGGGTCTGGGTATATTGGAACACCCGCGACCATGAGCGCACGGAAAGCGGCTTGCGGACCGTTCGGGTCCGAATCAAAACCGTTGCCAGGCGTGATGACATATTGTTCTTGACCAACGTAGTCTTGAGCCAAGAGCGTCCAAGTGCCGAATCCGCAAACGCCAAAGGTCGGAACCTCGGCGCCTTTCTTCACAGTACCTGAAATGTACTGCAAGATATTTTGGCGGGTTGGGTTTACGTTACCTGCGGTGTACACGGTGGATTGCCACCAAGTGTTAGACGACCGCGAGATATTTCCGTAAGCACCGGCGGCAGGGTCGGTGTTCGAGACAGCACCTGGCAGTCCGATAAACTGCTGAGTGTTGGTCGTGTTGTTGTACAACGCGGTTGCCATTGCATCCAACATCACGTTCGATGCGTCATTCATACGCGCTTCGATTAACGGAATGATAGCTGCATCATTCTGGACTGCACCTTCCATGCCTAAGAACGGCACAGGCGCAATCATCAGTTTGAGGTCAAATTCCGCATTGTAAGCGCCCTGTTGGACAGACGGCTGGTTGAATGAACCAGAGTAATCTGACCATTGAGCGTTCACAAATTGTGAACCCTGAACCGGAACGGTTACAGACGAAACACCGCCTGACGCTTGCTGGCTGTTGGCGATAAGCGCAGCCATTAGCGGAGTCGAGTTATATATCTGTACAACCAGTTTCGGAATAAACGCACGGCGTGTTACATAAGTCAACTCTGTATATTGTTGACTTCCTGTTGCCGGAACAATTCCACCACCAATCGGCATGACTTATCTCCAAGTAGTTTATAGACCAATAGGACGCGGACCTTTTCTAAGGTCAGCTAACGCTCTTGCAGCTTCTTCCCGCGCACCAGTAACCGGGTTCTTCCAATACTTAGAAAGGTCAAACTTCGACATGGTGTTTGGGTTGTAGCCCGTTGGAGTAGGGGCAGCAGATTGTTTCATCCATTGCCAATACTCCGCAGCAGTTTCGTGATTAGCGATGCCTTTGTCGAGCATCACTTTTTCAATTTCTTCGATGTTATCTTCAGACGCTAAACCTTTTCGGATAACCGATTGGCGGCGTTTTAACAAATCATCCATCGCATCTTTTTCACGCAATTTAGCCTCTAATTGCCCAACGCGTTCTTCAGCTTTAGTTACAGCTTTTTGAGTGTATTCCTCAATTTCTAATTCAGGAATAGTCATTTCTGGCTTTAACTGTTTGGTTAATTGCAGAAATTGTTTGCGTGTCGTTTTGTTCTCAGCAAGGCTACGCGCCAAGGCTGCTAACTCATCGCGTTGTTCAAGGCTTAAATCTTCGAGGCTCATTAGGATAGTCCTTATTTGCGAGGTTTACGTTTAGTAGATCGTTTTGCCGATTTTTTTCCATAGTACGCTTTAGCCGCCAATTTTTCGTTGGCGAAGTCTTCGCGTTCTGGTGGACTAATCGTGCAAATAAACGTCCACATTTTAGATGACCTTTTGTCCGTCACCAGGCTTCTTCACGCCCATAGCGTTCTTGGAGCCAGCTTTTTTCGGAGCAGACAAGCCACCCAAATGCGCAAAGCGAGGTTGGTTGTAAATTCGACCGTGTGCTTGTTGGTCAGAAGTTACAGGTCGAATGCCGCCAGCGCCACGAGGTTTAAAAAGGTCCATAGTAAATTCCTTACATCATTGGAGGGGTAGGAGAGGGAGGAGCGCCACCGGCTGCTGGTGCGGGGGGAGCCGCGCCAGGAATCGGAGGCATATTAGGAACCATTGGGGCTGCTGACATTGCGCGACCTTCTGGGGTCCCGCCACCGGCTTGCGGTAAGTTTTGCAGCAGAGAAATGATTTCAGATTGTTGCAATTCGTTGGTCTTGCCTTTCTTGGGTCCAACGATGCCAGTTAAGGAACGTAACGCTGCAAGCGCTTTTTGTCCTTCTGAGCTTTCCGAACCAATTGCGGGAAGCGCTTGTTCGATTAAATCCATTGCCATTGAGAGATTAACCATCGCGCCTTCTTTGTTTCCCATCTTGGGTTCAGGCGTGGACATTGGCGAACCCATCGGTTCTGCGCCAGCATCAGGGGCACCAGGGGGCAATGGAGTAGGCGGCGCAGTCTTGCCAGCGGGCTGCTGCTTCCGTATTAAATCCATCATTGCGTCCGGCGATGTTGCCACAAGTTATCTCCAATCAGTTTGCATAGATTTAGCTAAGTCAATCAAATTGTCAATAGGGGGTGACAAAGTGGGGTTTGTCACTCCCTACCGACAAGTGCAATTACTTGCGAGCCTTACGACTCTTACGACCACGGCGAGCCATGTGCGTTCTCCTTCTCGGAGCCAACTTAGAAAGGGAAGTCAGCCAAACCCTGTTGCTGTGGGGGCAGCAAAAAGGTGCTTATCGCTTGTGCTTGCGCATTTTCTTATGAGCTTTACGAGTCATGAGAATATTCCTCTGTTAGCGGGTTAATGAACGGCGCGTTCTCTGGGGCTTCCGCGCAGACATAGTTTTAATACCAGTTGTACGAAATTGCAAGCCCGCCGGTGCAGAAAGCCGATTCAGGCTTGCCGTGGACACCTTGGGCTGGTCTGCTGTAGACGTAGTTCGACCTGATTTTTGCGCCATTATTCCACCGCTTTAAGGCTTGGTTTCTTCTTTTTTGGCTCGCCCTGGGGTTCAGAGTTTGCCGCCTTATGCGCTTCCCTTTTGCGCAACTTTTCTTTCAAAAGCTGCTTCATTGGGGGTTCTAACAGGTCTAACAATGACTCTTGGTCTATAGCGCCAACTTTCAACAGATTGAAAGCCATTTGCCGTAAATCCTCGGTAAAAATAGGGCTATTGCTATGCGCATCTACTTTGACCGTGTAATCTTTAGTGAATTGTTCGGCAATAAAAGCGTTTCCGTATTCGTCCTTGAAATGGGTTGGGTCATACGCTTGCATAACCTTGAGATACAGAGTTGCTAGTTTTTCTAGGGAATCTTCAATGATTAGCGCCCGCTTTTTGGCTCTGGACGAACCTAAACGCGCTAATTGACTGGCGTGCCCGGCGCTTCTGACCCCCGCTTCGCCCTTGCCTTCTAGGATATTCCCGATGCCTGATGCTTCGCCGAACATGGCATCACATTCATGGATGACCTCAAAAAGTTCAGGCGGCATTTGCGGGGCTAATCGGTCTACCTTGGCGTTCGGCATATCGGTAGATAACAAACCACCGGCGCGGTTTAGCGCAAAGTTCTTTTCGTCCAATATGCCAGTAAAGCCGGTCAGGGCGGTTGGCGGGTCAACTTGTTTTGCTAGCAAATCTAGTATTTCCGTCATGCGGCGGTTGCGCAGTTGTTGCAGGAATACTAGGCGCTGAACCTCGGATTGACCCCAGTAATAATCGTATTGCGGGTTAGGGCAAATCTGAACAAACGGTAACTCACCCTTGAGGAATACGGTTTCGCCGGGTCGGTCATAAATGAACACATCTGGGTCAGCCATTGTCACAACGCGGTAATCTTGGATTTCGTTATCCCAGACCCACAGTTCGTTCATTTTGACGGTTTCTTCGGCAACTCTGGCTTTGTATCGGTTCATTCCGTACAAATCTAGGTTGACCGTACCGTAAATGGTCGGGTTGGTTTGGCTCATCACAATCCGATCTAGACCTTCAGGTACATCTTCGGTCTTAGTGTGATAACCAGTTTGGATGCGTTTTAAAATGGATTCGCGCTGCGGGTGGCTGTAAAGCCGCGCCATCAATTCGGATTTTGTAATGTAATAGGTTTGAACTAAGGCTTCTTGTCGGTCGGTGTACGGCGTATCCTCGCGTAACACACCCATTGACGCTGGATCAATCATGTAAGGGTTAATGCCCTTGTTGTAAACCAGTTTGACAAAGGTTGAGTTGTAGCACAAAGCCCAGGTTAAAGCGGAGCTAAATACTTGATCTGCATTAGAATCTAGCCAAGCATCGTTAAGCGCCATTGTCAGTTTAGGTACTTTTATCTGCTCTTGTTCGGGCACGGATGCGCCGAGGTTTATGCTAAATCGGGTAGTTTCCGCGCTGTAAAGAAAGCTAGTCAGTTGGTCAATATGCGGGTAAATCTTGTTGAAAATTGACGGCGATTCGTTTGGTCCCGCGCCAAAAAGATACCAACTGCGCAGACTGGAGTAATCTCCAATGCGTTCGTCACGGCTGACCAAACACTTGTCGATCAGGTCTTTGAGGAAAAATTCCCTTTCAAGCGGTTCTTTAGGTATGCGCATTACTGGTCAATCTTTAGGTTTTGATGGTCTTTCATATAACTCGCGGCGCGTGGACCTGTCAAGTTTCCTGCGTCTTTAGGGTTGATACCCGCAGCTTCGGGGGCTTGACCGATACGCGGTCCGACTGGTGCGCTGTACTTGCCGGAAAGGATAGTACTCATGCTCATGCCCTGACCCTGACCGCCCCAGATGGCGGCATCCCTTGGGCGGGGTTCTCGCGG